GTCATTTAAAAAGGATTATTCTTTCCTCCATTATTGAAAAGGATTTATTCACGATGACGTTGCTTCCTGGTAATTCAAAATCTTGCGTAACCAGTTTTTGAAGTAATAGCTGTTTACCTGATAAGGAATTATGGATCGTCATGTCCAGCTCGTCCTGATATAAAAAGTTAGTACCAAGTTAACGCATTAAAAACTAACGTAATAAATAGGGGGAGTTATGAAAAAGCTGAATAATCAGCCTGCTCTGCTGCGTGCCAGCAAAAATCAAACAACAAAATCCTGCTTTAAATTATCCGTTCTTGCATTAGCAACTACTTTAGCTACTCAAACCCTGGCGCAGGAAGTTGAGGAAATCCAGATCACTGGTTCCCGCATCCAGCGTGCCGGTATGGAATCACCGACGCCAGTCACCGACCTGGGACTGGAAGAACTTGGTAATATCGATCCGGGTCAACTTGGCGAATCACTGAGCAAGCTGCCGCAATTCTTCAACAATCAGCGCCCCAGCCAGGTAGGCTGGAACTCCGCCGGTGCCAACCTAAACCTGCGCGGTGCTGGCTCACAGAGATCTCTGGTGCTGCTGGATGGCCGCCGGGTACCAGCCGGTAACCGCTGGGGTATTCCCAACGTGAGCGCCTTACCAGAAGCTGCTATTCGCAGTGTGCAGGCGGTCACCGGCGGTGCTTCCGCCGCCTACGGCACCGATGCCGTAGCGGGTGTCATCAATTTCATTCTGGACACGGACTATAACGGTACCAAGCTGAAAGCCCAGGCGGGGACATCCTCCAGGGCAGATGGCGATAACCACGAGCTGGGGCTTACCCACGGTAGAGATGTCGGCGACAATGGTCATCTGCTGTTTTCCATTGACTCATTCCGCCAGCAGGCAATCCGTTCCCAGCAGGCTCTGGAAGACCGCTCCTGGTACAAGCAACAAGCCCGTATCACCAACCCTGACCCCAATGGAACTAGCCTGATCACCCGCGACTACGTGGTTTCCACGGCAGTTTCCACCGGTGGCGTTATCAATGCGCCCAACTCGGCCTTGCATCGCTGGGCATTTAGTCGTGATGACGGTAATGTCGTTGCCGGCCCTCAATCTTTCTCCGGTGTAGGCTCGTTCTCGGGCGGCTGCAACTGCCAGGCCCTGACCGCAGCAACACAAGACTGGCAGAATGATGCCGATAACCAGATCTCGGCACGCAATGACAGGGACAACGTCTTCGTCTTTTACGACCATGATGTCTCTGACAACCTGAACGTCTACTTTCAGGGCATGTACGGTTTCACGGAAGTGGAAAGCCCCTGGTTCTCCACTCCCTTCCTGCAGGGCCCCTGGACCGTCAATATCTTCTCCGGCAATCCATTCCTGCCCGCCAACGTACAGCAGATAATGGATGACGAGGGACTGGCCTCATTCAATATGGCACTTATCGGTGACAACCAGGCGGACAACCCCCTGGGACAATACACGATTACCCAGAATGACCGTTCCAAGGCAGGAACCGTAGGTTTCAGCCTGCGTCTGGATGACGCCGGTTTCTTTACCGACTGGAACATCAAGGGCTACGCACAGTACGGCCGGGTTGACCAGCGCCAGCAGTTTCGAAACGGCCCTGACCTGGCTTATCTTTTTCCCGCGATGGACGCGGTCGTCGGCCCGGATGGCCAGCCTGCCTGTTATGCTGCTCTGGCCAATCCCACCGACTTTGGTGACTGCCGACCCATCAACCTGCTTGGCGGCGTCCAGAGCGCAGCCAGCACACCGGCTGGCATCGACTATGTAATGGATGACGAAAAGTTCATCGCCAGCCTCTACGAGCAGAGCTTTGCCGAAATCACTATCGATGGCCAGCTGCACGAAGGCTGGGGCGCAGGCCCTATCCTTGCCTTCTTCGGCGCTTCCCATCGCGAGGATGAAGTGCTGCAGCAGGTGAAGGAACTCGAGGACGAATTTGTCTTCCTGGGCGGCCAGAACACTGGCTTCCGCGGCCTGGTACCAGAGGGTCAACCCGGCGGCATGGCGGGTATAAGACCCGGCAGTGTGCCCCCCGGCTTCCAGGGTGCAGGCAACCTGTCCCGCATCCTGTTCACTGGCTCCATCCAGACACCGACCACGATTCTTGACGGCGGCTTCGAAGTGGACGAGGTGTTTGGCGAGATCAATGTCCCGTTGATCGCCGACGCTCCACTGATCCAGCAACTGGATGCCAGCATGGCATACCGTTACGCGGACTACACGGGTTCCGGCGGCATCGAATCCTGGAAAGTGGGTCTGAGCTGGCAGATCAATGATGACCTCAGACTCAGGGCCACCAGCTCCCGTGACGTAAGAGCCGCGACCCTGAGGGAGCGTTTTGACGAAACCGCCGGTGGTGCAGCGGTAGTTGACCCATTCCTGGGCAACTCCTTCATCTTCACTGCCAGCCGAAATTCCGGCAACCCCAACGTGGATCCTGAAGAGGCTGATACCCTGACTTTTGGCGCCGTGTACCAGCCCAGCTGGCTGCCCGGTTTCTCCATCTCCGGTGACTGGTATGACATCAAGATTGATGGTGCCATGGCACAGCCGCCGTTCCAGGATATCGTCGACAACTGCTTCGCGGGTGCGCAGGAACTGTGTGATCTGATCGAACGCAGCCCGGAAACCGGCCAGATCACGAGGATCACCACGATCTACTTCAACCTTGATGAGCTGCGCCTGAAGGGCTTCGACCTGGAAATGCGCTACACCACGGATGTCAGCTTCTTTGGCGGTGACGAGAGCCTTAGCTGGCGCTTGCTCGGCAATAACATCGATGAGAGATCGCAGCTGGTCCCAGGTGCACCAAGGGATTTCCTGGACCGTTCCGATCCCACCAACCGCTTCCTGACCAACCTGACCTACAGGCGCAACGACTTCAGGGCCTTCCTGAACGGCCAGTACATCGACAGTTGGACCCAGGACAGGTTCAGCCCCCCGGGTGAAAAGGATAACAACACGATTGATTCCGTGTTCATTACCGACCTCACCCTCGGGTATGACTTTACCGGTGAAGGAGGCAGTACCTACAACGTATTCCTGACGGTGAACAACCTGTTCGATGAAGAGCCACCTCAGACACCAGGCGATGGTGTCGGCTTCCTCGGCGGTACTTCCGGTATCAACGGTCTGTACGATGCTATCGGTCGACGCTACGTGATTGGCCTGAATATGAACTTTTAACTTCGACCTGTCGCACACGTTTGGGGGCGTAGCGTTTATGCCCAAGTGACAGCCCGGCATCGGATACCTGACGCGATCTTGTATTAAACTTTTTATGAAAGGATAGAGAAATGGCAGTAGGCATTTCCAATGCTTTCGTTCAAATGTTCGATGCGGAAGTCAAGCAGGCGTACCAAGCAAACCGCGCCCTTGCTGGACTTGTTCGTGAGCGTTCAAATGTCGAAGGCAATCAGGTAAAATTCCCGAAGATCGGGAAAGGCACCGCAACTGTCCGCGTACCGCAGACAGACGTCACCCCTCTGAACGTAACCTATTCACAGGTTACAGCTACGATGTCAGATTACATCGCCGCTGAATATTCAGATATTTTTAATCAACAGAAGGTCAATTTCGACGAGAGACGCGAATTAGTCACCGTCGTTGGTAGTGCCATAGGCAGACGTATGGATCAGCTCGTCATTGACGCACTGAACGCGGCTTCCTCACCATCAACAGTTGCAACATCAGTTGGCGGCGCAGGCACTAATATGAACCTCGCCAAGCTGTTGGCCGCTAAGAAAGCACTGGACACCAAAAACGTACCTTCCGAAGGCCGCGTTATGTTGATCCACGCCAATGGCCTGTCTTCACTGCTTGACGAAACTGAGCTGACCAGCTCTGATTTCGCCAGCGTTAAGGCACTGGTGCAGGGCGAAATCGACACTTTCCTCGGTTTCCGCTTTGTTACTCTTGGTGATCGTGACGAAGGTGGCTTGCCATTACCGTCCACTCGCACTTGCTTCGCATTCCATCGCGATGCAGTAGGGATGGGCATTGGCATGAACCAGCGTTCAGAAATTAACTATGTAGCTGAAAAGACATCCTTCCTCGTGTCTTCAATGTTCTCTGCTGGTGCAGTGGCCATTGACGATGAAGGCATTGTCAAGATCAGCGCAACCGAGTAAGAGAGGAGACTATATTATGGCTTTCGCATCTTCAGGTTGGAATGTTATTGGTGCCGCAAAGAAAGGCAATGCGCCTTCGATGTACACCTATACATCTGCTGACGCTATCGCAACCGTGAACACCGCAGGATATTTCAACGACTTGGCAGACACTCTGTCAGTTGGCGATATCATCTTCGTTCACGACAGCGCGACCCCAACGATGTCAATCGTTATGGTTGCATCAAACGCCTCTGGCGTTGTTGATGTTACCGATGGCACCGCCATCGCAATGACTGACACTGACTAATATTGGTCGGGGCGACTTCGGTCGCCCCTTCCTTCACTAGGAGTAGACTATGGCCTCTGGCGACACAAAACTATCAATCTGCTCCGATGCGCTAATTATGCTTGGCGCATCACCCCTTTCAAGTTTTTC